TATGAATAACCACTCCCATGCGGTATTTACATATCCTATGGAAGTGGTATCTTCCTAAGATATAGGTACCAGATTATGGTTTTCGTGTGGTCGTGACACTTACGTCTTTCAATCTGTCCGAAAACAGATGTCCGTACCTGCACATGCTGTTCACACAGCATCTATTCCTCTTACGGAATTACTTTTGGGATTCAGTTCGTGGAATCCTGACACTTCTGGTAATGCAAGGAACTCGAAACTTTCTGTTCCGTTCCATGCATCCGGCACTGCCTTTCTCATGATGTTCGCAGCTCCGTTACAGTCTGCATTGATGACCAGACCGTTACTGCATCTGTATAACCCTCTTTTGATGCGTCTTCCGGAGAAATCTGCTTTTTCATCGTCAACACCGTATACCGGAATGTAATCCATCGCTGTGATGTCCGCCCTGGATGTATAAGATTCTTCCTGTGTGATAACAGCGATACCTTCCCGTTCTGCTTTATAGGTGATCATATTCTTAAGGAGTGAAAACGGCATGGAAACGAAAACCTGGTTATTCTGTGCACCCATGCTGGTGTTTTGTTTCCAGAACTTGTTTTCTCCAAGAATGATCGTTCCAGCTCTGTGTTCCATGCAGAAACGGATGATATCCCGGCTGATCTTGTGACACTGGTCATTGATGAAATTATGGTGGTTGACACTGATGGAATTCAGTTTCCTTGAACTGGCAGTGTATCTGTCATGTCCTTTTGTGATGATACTTATGGCTGCTGCCCTGGATTTATGAAACCACTGGCAGTCTGAGAGGACAGCTCCGCCCTTGTAAAGCTTAGATGAACCATCATTGCATACGATAGCTGCGAAGTTGTCGATACCAAAATCTACAGAACATAGGTATGGCAGATCAGGACGTAACGGTACTTCCGGTTCTTCCAATGTCAGAGAGATGATGTATCTGTCATAAAACGGAATGACTTTTACTTCTTTCAGTACTGCCTTGTTGGACAGGTTTGGAAGATACAATCTTTCAGGTACCAGTGGCAGTTTGAGTAGAGTCCCATGATCTGTGAAATACAGTACCGCATCCTGGTTGGATAATGTAAAAGTCGTAACGCCTGATCTTTTATAACGTGGCATCCTTGGTCTGCCGAGATATTTCTCAGGATGTTTCTTATAATCGGACAGGGCCTTAAGCCAGTCTTTAAAATCCTGTACTGCCTGTTTTAAGACATTCTGTGCTGACTGCATGGGAAGTCCTGCCAGAAAATCAGGATTATCCGTCACGCGCATCAGTTTCTCAAGATGACAGTATGAGATAACCTTTTTGACATGGATGGAAGGAAACTGATCTTCCAGTAACGCAACTTCAGAAAATACCTGCGTTTCATTGTCAGAACGGTTCTCCTTGTCATATCCGGTAAAGATCTGTCTGATCCGGAAAAGAGCAGCATTGTATAACAGCTTTGCATATTCTGCATTTCTGTCACAATAATCGAATATGTAATTACCACGAGCCACCTGGGACTGCATAACACGATAAGCCATGACTTCTGCTCCTTTCCTTGAAATATCGTTACAAACAGAATAAGGCTCACTTTTATGTCAATTCGTCAGTTTTGTAACTTTTTCTTTGCAATTTACGACGAATTATTATATTTGTGAACCTTGTTCCATAACAGTATAGGTCATTCACTCACGCCCATGCGGTGTTTTACATCCTATGGACGTGGTACTCTGACCATATTAATAGATGCATTCTTTGCTTACGTTTACAAAGTCTGCTCTGCATACTTTCCGAGATCTTTTTCTGCCTCGGTTTTCAGTGTGTAAAATCCGCTCATGTAATCCATTTTCGATGTCGATAACGCTTTGAATACGCATTCTGCCAAAATCTGGTTTGCGTCTGCTTCGTACATATTCTGAATTTCATCAATGCCGTCATCGAAATACATCATCGCGACATTATTAAGGTAATTCAAACTATAGTTTGCGAGATCGATACTCGTTGCACAAGCTACATACCGGACTTCAAAGGTTTTCATATCAAGCTGAGACCGAACTTCGCCGAATACGAATTTAGTATCTGAGTACTTCTTTCCTATAAATCCGGTTTTCTTGTCCTCTTTCTCCTGACAATTTACCTCTTCCTTACCCTTATCCTTTTCTTCAATCATTCGTTCCATGATTTCGTCCATCTTGACTCGCAACTGTTCTGCCTTTGCGAATGCTTTTGTGATGTTTTCCAATGTATCTGCATTTGAAGAAAATCCTGCATAAGTATATGTTGCAATACCGTATGCGTCATAGAAAAATGTCAGATTAAGTTCGCTGCATTCGAATTTCACTCGTTTTGCATACATACCTTTGTACCAGGCAGTTTTCGCAATCTCATCGCTGCTTGAGATCACTTCAAATTCATCGATTTCCTCTGTTAACTCGCACTCTTTGCACACAAGACGCAAAGCTTTTTCCTGTAAGTTAACGACGTCATCATGAACCTGTTCTCTTTGTTCTAAATAATAATCTTCTGGTGTCATAATACTTCTCCTTTTCTGTGTTTTGTTTTGGATACTATAAATATGTGCCGGAAAAGATATCTGCAAAAACAAAAACAATACCTGTGGACACTCATTATGAGTATCCGCAGGTATTGTTCAATGATCATTAGCGATCGAAATCTTCGTCAGCGCATTCCAGGTCGTCCGCCCAGATAACAGAACTTTGTGCGAAAGTCGGCGTCTGTGCCGAATTTGGGCCCTGTAAATCAGAATCGATGTCGTCTGGATTCACCTCCATATTTTTGATGTCCTGGAAGTGCTGGCTATGTTCTAATTCTTCGTTCGAATACAAAGCTGTCTCCAATCGATTTAATAATTCAGCTGATGTTATTTCTGGTATCTTAATCATGATAATTATTCCCCTTCTCAATTTGTTACCATAAATATGTGTCGGAAAACAAAAACTTATTTCTAACTTTTCGCTACACCACAATTTGTAATTGCTCTCATCATTCTGGATGGACATTGCCTGTGTTTCTCAAATTCTGGTTGCTCTCCATTTAATTCCGTTTTGATGTATTCCTGCATCGCTCTCAACACTTCGTCTTCGGATGTGTATTCTTCTTCGGTTTCGTATGGATTAAGAGGAACTATATATGGAATCCATGAATCGGCGATCACATAATTAGCTTCTGAACCAAAAGTCTTTTTGACTTCCTCGATTCCACCAGGATAATACTGTTTCAAGATGTTATCAGTACGATCTATCGGAGCTCCACTGATATTGATATCATAATCAAAAATCCCATAAAGTTTCTGTACAGGATCCCCACCAAATCGATACCGAATCCCACAAACTCGAAACCTGGTTTCATCGATCTTTTTAAATATTACTTGCAGATTTGTGGGAGTCCAGGATGGGTCAAGTGCTATATTCACTTCTCGTACGCTAAATTCATTTCGTTCCATAAAACTGATCCTTTCTATTTGCAACATGTTTTTGTTTCCGGTTGTTCTGATTTCTAACTTCCAGAGCCAACATAATTTACACGTGTTTTCGTTTGCTTATGATAAGGCTCAAAATATAGAAATCTCGTCACCGGAAACGAAATGGTTCTGATTCAATTTTGGCATACATGCAAAACAATTAACCGAGAATTCCAGCCCTACTTCTTAAAACCTGATCTTTCTTGCAACAATTGGATCTTTATCCAAAGTCGGACACAAAATAAGCTCATCTTCATGTGGCATAACACGTAGATCAATCATATAATTTAGTGAGGATTTGGCATCTTCTGTTGTAATTCCGGCTGCTTCTGTCAAAAATTCGATCGTTGGTTTATCATTGGTTCCTAAACATACGATTGCAATTGCATTACAAAGGACTGTATTATAGTCATCGGGATGCTGCATTTTCAAATTCGTGATAGACTGATAAATAAAATCAACACTCAATTTGAATCGACGTGCTTCAACACAAAACAATCTGGCATCATAAAAACAAAGACTTGCTTCATCCATAATCACTCTTGTCATCGGGGCTTTTTCGTCATACATCATTGTATACCGGTACACGAGTTCATCTAAAAAGATTGATTCGTAAACACTTTTTTCAAACCAGTCCGTTTCCACAAACAAAACAGTATTTGTTTTATGCATAAAGTCATGAACAAGACTTGAGAGATCGATTGTGTCTCCTGGTAATAATTCGTTAAGTCTGACCATCAAACTCATAATCACAGATTCTCTGACAGCCGAAGACAGAGATCGAATTGATTCTGACCAATAAGCAACATCTCCGCTGGTATCCCCAGATAGCTTTTCAACAATATTCTTGTGATTGCATTTTTCAGGACGGTCAAGAAGTACCAAAATGATATCTAAAAGAGCTCTCTTTTCGGCTTCCAAAAAGAATTCATCTGTCTTTTCGTCATCAAAAAGAAACTTATGAGCATTAAACATTTTGTTTACGAATCGTTCCGCATCCGCACGATCAGTAATCAAAGAGAAGTAATCGATTGGTCTTTTGCTTAAGTCGATCTCAAATGTTTTTCTTTCTGTCATACGTTCGACAATATTTTCGGCTTCTGATTTTCCCATATAGACGATACAGTTACTATGATGATCTGCGGTCATAATATTGGGCTCGATATAACTGTATTTCTTCCCGGAGCCCGCTGCTCCGAGTACTAAGACATTCGTATTTGTTTCAGGGCTCAATGGAATTAATACATCTTTTCCGAGCCTTTTCGTTGGACCGCAATATCCACTCGGTAACTGATAGGTTTTAAACTCATAATTTGGTTTCTTAGGTGCACGTAATATATTTTGCTTTTCCTGATTTCTCTTTCTGCTAAATAAAATCATAATCTATATTCCTTTCTGTTTCGTTGTTCATTGTTTTTGTTATCCTAAATATGGATAACGAAAAAGCAAAGGAAACAGAAAACTGTGTTCAAAGGTTGAGATAATGGTTTGGTTATAGTTGAAAAAAACAGACGATGGGTTCCGAAAACTGCATAACATGTCATAATTACCATCTTGGAACCGCACATAGGTATTCAATAACAACACTAGTGCAAGTTTTGATACGATTTCTCGAATACGAGGTATAGGTTCCAGAGACTGCAGAAAACATTTCGATTACCACTCTGGAACCTATTATTAGTATCACGGGAGTTTATCTCACGTGACCTGTACTCCAAAGGAGTGGGATTCAATAACAACACTAGTGCAGATTTTGATACCACACCTTACGGTGTACAGTTCACTCGAAACAAGTTCTCGTGATACGTTTTTAAGAATACGAAGCATAGGTGCCGAAAGCTGTATAATACACTTCGATTACTGCTTGGAACCATTCATAGGTATTCAATAACAACACTAGTGCAAGTTTTGATACGAAACTAAGAATATAGTTGTATAGGTTTCGAAAGCTATAGAATACTCTTTGATTGCTACCATGTAGCACATATTTAAGATAACAAATCATTAAAACTCAAGGAGGAAACTATATGAGTACATTCAAACCAACGTGGGAACTGAAAGTTGCTGATGCTGAAAAGCCGGAATTAATCGGACAGCTCATCGATATTTTTGAGGACTTCCTGGACGACAAAGGAATCACGACTGATGATATTCCAAATCCAGAACGAGAAGAGGAAGACGACTGTTCTGCTATCATCTACGGTACTGATTATGATGTTCTGGCAGATAAAATTGCTTCTGTCTTAGGTTTCGAACGATAACAAACAAAAATTGAGACTGGTTAATGCCAGTCTCTTTTTGTTCTTACTTGCCAGAGAAAAGGAATTCATTGAGCCTAACTGATCTGCACGCCAGTAGGCGGCAGGTTTCAGTACAGGAGGACATCACTTAAGGTTTGAAATACCGGGACATCTGGATCTTCATTGAAGTTTCCTGGTGTCTTTTTTATGGTATTCAAAGCTGTCTGTTATAGTCTCTCCGTTGCAGAAAACGTTCAAGACATCCCTACAGGGTAGGTTTCACAGGACTTTTTTGTCCTGCAGTCTTACGGTCTCAGTTGGAACCGTTGAAAATGTATATGTAAAATAGAAAATGTAGTTTTGTTCTATGTATTATGTATATGAAAAAGTTATTGTTCCATGTATTGTGTTATGCAGCTCTTTTAAGTCCGAAACTGGAAGGGATATGTTTTCCGGACCGTAAGATCTCGGTAATGCATTTGTTATGCATATTTTTAAACTGAGGATAGTTCTGAAAGCATTTATTACGGTCTGTGTGTTCCAAAGTATCATCGGAATTCATGAGGAGAAAAGCACTGTAGAGATCACGCTGTACCCATTCTCCGTTTATGGTGTTGTGACGTCTGGAAAGTTTCTTTCTCCGGTACGTATCACTGGTATGGTCATACTGGCTTGCTTTGAACGTCCTGGTATTAACTTCGTGGTAGGTTCCGCCTGTGTAACCAAGCTTTCTCTTCAATATGGTAAGAAACTGTGACGGAGCACGTGTCCCGATGGATTTTCCGAAGCGTTTCTTCCGTTTGTATTTCCCTTTCTTATTCTTTTCCGTCTTTTTGGACCGTTTCTGTAATCCCTTGAAATTCATGTCCTCAACATAAACCTCATTGCCTTCTTCCAATAACAGGTCCGCATAGGCTTCCTGCCATTGTCTCAATGTGTCGGAACGTTTTCTCTGCATCGCACTGAGTTCATTACGGATCTTTTTGTACCGGTTGCTGTAGTTCCAGGTTTTCATTCCCTTCTTTATGGTACCATCCGCATTATAATTGTCCGGATTGGATGCCCGTCTTGATCGTTCCAGTTTTTTCTGCATCTTTTTGATCTTTTTGTCCTGTATTTCAATCCCTTCCCCAAGTTCTGTGAGATGGCATTTTGTGTCACTCACTGCAGCAACAGTGGAAGTCCCGATGTCAATACCGATCCTTCCGGTGCCCACTGCATGTCTCAGAGGCGGTATCCCTTCCTGTACCAGCTGTACGTAGTATCTCCATCCGGTACTGAACTTCTTTCTTGCAATCCGGCAGTATTTGGTTCTGTCATTTAAGGCAGAGGTCTCATAATACCAATGATCCGAGTTTTGATTTCCTGGTAATATCACATCCAGTATCAGACCACGGTTTGATTTCTTTGGAGATGCATTGATGTATATCTTTCCGTCTTTGTAGATGATCCCTGTTGTATTCTTCTTGCCTTCGAAACTTAAGAATTCATCCCACTTTTTGTAATGGATCTGTTTCCCGGTGGAATACAGTACTTTTTCTACACCTTTCCATACTGAGTCACTGATCTTCTGATAGACATCGGAGTGTACGTATTTCAGATGGTTTCTTAATTTTGTGGCGGATTTTTGGAGGTCGTATTGTGTGAGCCTGTAAGACTTTACAATCATGGATAACTGTTTTGACAGGGCTTCTTTCTCTGGACCTTTTTCAAGCGCCACATACTGCTGTAAGAGATCGATATACGTTTTGTCACGTTTCAGCAACGTGATCTGCCGGATCGCAAAACGACGGACTGTATTACCGATCTTAGCTACTTCCCGGAAATAGTTTTCCAGGTAACACTGGTCGGAATATTTCTTTGTATTCAGTTTTAATTCCAGCGTGTAAGTAGGCATGATCATTTCCCTCCATTTTGATAAGGAGAGATTACTCTCCAAATCAAGGACTCCCTCATCTAAAGATGAGGAGTGTGAGTGCTTGATTTCTTAGTTATACTCACAATAAGGATCACTTTTTGGAAAACTCGTCAGAAATATAGAAATATTTTACAAATTTGTGTACTAACGGAGTTTCCTCTGCACGCCAAGAGGCGGCAGCTTCCACTCCTTATTTCTATGTGATGACGTCCAAGAGTTCCTCAAGAAAGTTGCCGAGTCCAAATAAGTTGTAAACTCAAAAAGAGACATGCAGTTATTACTGTGTGTCTTTTCTTTTGTCTTTGTATTCCAATATTGTGTATCCGGACTTGGACACTCTATTTATTATTCACTCTTTAATCCCATATTTAATACAACAAATATTGTACACATACAAGGAGGAACTAAACATGCGTGTTTTAAAAAATGATACTGCAGACTTCAGTATCGAAATCAAGAATCTTGACAACCTTTACATTGCAAAGGTGACCGAAAGTCATATCAGATTTGTCTATGATGGAAAGCGTTATATTCTGTCAAAAGACGATTCGGATGACGAGTTTATGACTCTTTATAAGGTAGTATCAAAAGATACTCTGCGTGAAATCAGTACGCAGATTACGTCTCTTGATATCTGTCTTCTGGTCAGAGATTCATCAAACTCTGATGCAAACAAAGAGTATTTCGCAAGAATGCTTACAAAGTTAGAGTTTGCCACAGGTATGTACGAATCTGAGTATGCTTCTAAAAAAGCAGAACTCGAACAGATTCATGCGGATATGATGATGGATCTTGACTCTGATTTTGATCCCAGAATAGCAAAATTTCTGGGAGTCTGCTGTTAAACAAAAGAAATTGAGCCTGCTTTTTAGTGGGCTCCTTTTTGTGTCCGGATTATTGGACTCGATATTATAAAACTAAATAAAAAGACACGAGCTGACGCCCACGAAATACCTGGCTACGAAAAGAAAAGAGCCCACCATGAAGGCAAGCTCTTTCCTTTTATGCACCGATCATTGGGTTGACGTATGTTACGCCAATGTATACGCCGCCAGCGATAAACACAAGCAGCATACCAGCCGTCAGCAAACTCTTACCAAGAGCCTCTGCATCGTAACTATATTTGATACGACAGACTGCTAACAAAGCGACACCGATGATTGATAAAATAGCTCCAACGGTTAATAAAAATAATAACATTTTAATTCCTCCTTATATGTGTACGTTTTGTTTGTTGTCCTAAATATGTGCTTCGTTCGAACACAATTACAACAGATACCGTAATTTTGTAGCCGATCATTCGTTGCCCTCTCTTTTTGTGTCCGATTTATTGGACACTATATATAAAATCAACTTCAGCGGACACGAAATAACGACAACGAAAACATCAGGCTACGAAAAGAAAAGAGCCCGCCATAAGGCAGACTCTCTTTTTCTTGTTAATCGTTGTCTGTGTTCCATGGTAACTTGATAACCTTTTCTGCATCGACAACTTTCTCGTTATGATACCAGGATGTCCATGGATTGTACGTCCAGTATTTATCTTCTTTGACTTTCTGATTCCATTCAGAAACATCTTTGATTGCTAATATTTTTGCAGCATCATCGTTTCCTGCATCCGCAATCTTTACTTCGTTAAGCAAAGCGTTGTATCTGATCTCGTTTTTCATAATCTTTGAGTCTGTTCCAATATGAGCTGAAACAAAGATGATAAAGGAAACGAAAACAACCCAAAACGCAATGGATGATAACCTTTCTGCTATTTCACCAATGCTTGTAAACATCGTTTCTGTGTATACGATATAGAAAACAATCATAGCAATAAGTGCGACTAAAAAGATAAGCATAATAATATTCTCCTTTTCTTTGTGTGTAATTGTTGGTTATCTTAAATATGTATTTCGTTCGGGTTTAATAACAATAGGTACACTGACTGTGTAACGGATCATTCGTTGCCATCTCTTTTTGTATCCGATTAATTGGAGATGAAATAACGGCAACAAAAACATCTAGATACGAAAACATCTTGCTACCAACCAAAGTATATACATCCGATAGCAATGATAATTATCTCCAATATAGCGATACCACGATCTTCAGAACCAGATAGAATACCAAACAAAATAGTTCCAACAAGCAAAACACCAAATATAGCATCTAACATAATATTTTCTCCTTACATACGTACGTTTGTTAATAGTTTATTTTCCTATCATTAATAAGGCTCATTTTTTGAAAACTTCGTCAGATTTCTTAAGATTTCGGATCCGTTTCTTCTGTAACCAAAAGAAAAAGAACCCACATATTTGTATGCAGGTTCTTTTCTCTTTTTTTTCTTTCGTTTTTGGTTAGATTTTGACGGATCCTATTCGTTCGGATTCTCTAAACCGAGCGCAGACCAGTCGTCGTCAGTTCCTTCGTTTTCTAATGATAAACGATATGAATCGATATCAAGAATTGCATCGACCATAACATAGGAGTAGTTCTGATCTCCATTTTCGTCCTCAAAGGATAATCTCATGGTATTGTATTCGCCATGGGCGGAATTGTAATACGATCTAACACGTCCAACATCTAATCCATTCTTATCGTACAGACGATTAATTTCGTTGTCATCTGGATTTTGATAATAGATATGCCATGTGTCATCGTACTTTACAAAAACCGGCTCTAAAGAATCAGATACTGATTTTGAATCCGCTCTCTGCTCTGTTATTTGAGTGCTTTCGTTTGAATTCTCGTTAAGATCAGAATAATAACAGCCGGTAAGATACAAAGACATGATCAGGACCGCTAAAACTAATAATCCTCTCTTGTTTGTTACATTGTGTTTCATTTTTGTTTCCTCCTTTTCGGTGTGTGATTTTTTTTGTTATCCTAAATATGTAACGAATCATCGCACACAAAAAAAATGGAAACAAAAAGAGACCAACCAATCGGTTAGTCTCTAATGTGAGTTTAGTCTACTTTGATATCGGTGCATCTGTAGAAAATCTCCGGATCAAAGTTTGGGAGTTCTTTAATGACATTTTTGTCTTTTTCTGACAGGTTATCCCACCAGTTCTGTCTATCCACGATTGACGAGTAGTAATCATAGTGATCATCTTTCCCTTTATACACGGTAAGTGAAATATCGGATAATAAAGCTCTTGCATCGGATGCAAACCAATCGATCGGTGCCCAGTCTGATGGTTTATTAAAGAACCTCATCTTTGATTCTGTATCCGTATTGAAACAACCAAAATTGAACGAAGAATAATTCCAATCTCCAACATTTCTATCTCCCTTGTTGTTATCACCTACGTTACTGTCTCCAATGTTCTTGTCTCCTGTGTTTCGATTTCCATAGTTTTCGCAACCTGTATTTTTGTATCCAAGATTTCTATCACCAGAGTTTCTGTGTCCAGAATTTTGATCGCCAGTATTGCAATTTCCCTTATTGCAATCTCCAGAATTACCAATTCCGGAATTATCAAGACCTGTGTTAACAGTCTGTAATACCTCTTCCCAGGAAAGTTCGCGTACGATTTCAAGCTTATTAGTACACGATTTTTCACCATTTGTTTTGATATCTCCATAAGCAACCACTTCAGCAACTTTGTTTTCTGGGTTAAACGAATAATAATTAAAACAATCTAATAACCGGGTACAAAAATGCATTCCGTGACCACAAATTTCAATTTCTCCTTCTTCCTCGAATTTACCAGGACAAGTATATTGCTTTGGTTTAGCTCCTGCTGGTCTACAGGTCCAATTCGAATAAAAAACCTTGTATCCACGTACGGGTCCACTCATCTTTGTTACTTCACTCATTTTGTTTCCTCCTTTTATTGTGTGTTGTATTTTGTTATCCTAAATATGGGATAAGACTGCTGCACACAAATACTCTGGAAACGAAAAGAGACCAACCAATCGGTTAGTCTCTAGTGTGAGTTTAATACACTTTGATTCCCGTACATCTATAAAAGATATCTTCATCGAAATTTGGAATCGCAAAGATACATCTCTTTTCAGAATCATCTAATTCATTCCACCACTTTTGAGCCATATTACGATTTTCATCCTGTGAGAAAACTTTAAAGTATCCACCTGCTGTTTCATAACTTTGGTTTACTTCTTTTTCTTCGTCAGTCATGTCCTCTTTATCTATCCATTGAATCGTTTCCTTTGGTATACTCATCAATAGCAATCTTGCATCGGATTCTAACCAATCGTAATAAGTCCAATCTGATGGTTTGTTAAACAGCGTCATTGTTGGTACTTCTGTGTTAAAACAACCGGTGTTGTAAGAAGATGCATTCCAGTCACCGGTATTAAAATTACCAATGTTGCAGTCTCCTACGTTATTACTTCCATAATTCCAGTTGCCTGTATTCATGTCTCCGTTGTTATTATCTCCAACATTTCCAAATCCTGGATTATAATCTCCGGTATTTCTATTGCCTGCATTTTGATCTCCGGTGTTTCTATGACCAGCGTTATAATCACCAGCATTGTTGTATCCGAGGTTGCGATCTCCTGTGTTAAAACCTCCAATATTAAAAGCTCCTGTGTTGTGACTTCCAGCATTACCAGATCCAGTATTACTATGACCAGTATTCTTACGTCCTGTGTTGTAACTTCCGGCATTATCGTTACCGGTGTTAGAAAATCCAGTGCAATTATTTCCAAGATTGGTAAGAGCTATCACTTCACTCCATGGAACTTCACGTACGATTTCTAACTTATTGGTACATAATTTGTTACCATATTTCTCACTTTCACTTATAAGAACCTTCCCATAAGCAATCACTTCGGCTACTTTGTTTTCTGGATTGAACGCATAATATTCAAAACAATCTGCTAATTTTTGGCAGAAATGCATTCCATTATGGCAAATTTCAAGTTCCCCTTCTATTTCGAATTTACCAGGGCACGCATATTGCTTTGGTTTGAATCCTAACGGATCACAGGTCCAATCTGAATTGAATACCTTGTATCCGTGTATTGGTCCGTTTGTTTCTGTCACTTTACTCATTTTTTTTGTTTCCTCCTTTTTGTGTGTGTAATATTTTTGTTATCCTAAATATGTGTCTTGTTGCAGCACACAAAAGAACCGGAAACAAAAAGAGACCAACCGATTGGTCAGTCTCTAGTTTGTGATTAATTTACCTTGATTCCTGTACATTCGAAGAAAATATTAGGATCAAAGTTTGGAATTGCTTTAATGACAGCTTTGTCGGAATCCGAAAGATCATTCCACCATTTTTGTCTACCATCTATGTTGTTAATAACCTTCAGGTATCCACCTGTTGTTTTGTAAGTTGGGTAAGAAGTCTTCTCGTCATCGGTCATACAAGCTTCTTTTTCCCATTTTGTTGATACGTCTGGCATACTGTCTAACAAAGCGCATGCATCGCTATCCTGCCAGTCAGTATAAGTCATGTTAGAAGGCTTATTGAACATTATGATTTTGTGTTCTTCGGTGTTGAAACAACCAGAATTGTGAGATGATTTATTCCAGTCTCCAGAATTAGAATCACCAAGATTCCGATTGCCTGTATTTTCAGCTCCCAGGTTAAAATGTCCACTATTAAGATCACCTGTGTTATTATCCCCCGTATTACAGTTACCAATATTTTCGTCACCGGTATTATAATATCCAGTATTTTTACATCCAGTGTTATTACTGCCTGAATTTTCATAACCTATATTAAAATCACCTGAATTACAATCACCAGAATTCCAACCACCGCTATTATAAGAGCCAGTGTTTTTGTTTCCTGAATTTTGAGATCCTGTATTATAATGTCCAGAATTTTGGTTTCCAGAATTCCAATATCCTCTGTTATCATCGCCAGTGTTGAAATCTCCAGTATTATAATCTCCAGAATTCAAATTCCCAGCATTTTCATTTCCAGTGTTTTTTAACCCAGTACAGTCATTGCCAGTATTAACAAGATCTAATACTTCTTTCCAGGAGAGCTCCCGCACGATTTCGAGCTTATTTGTACATGACTTATCACCATCTGTTACGACATCACCGTAAGCGATTACTTCGGCAACTTTGTTTTTACTGTCAAAGCCATAATAATTAAAACAGTTTGCTGCTTTTTGACAGAAATGCATTCCGTTGCCACAAACTTCGATTTCTCCTTCTTCCTCGAACTTGCCTGGACATGTATACTGTTTTGTATTCCCGCATGGACTGCAAGTCCAGTCTGGTCTAAATACCTTATATCCGTGTACAGATTCATTCTTTTTAGTCTCATCACTCATTTTGTTTCCTCCTTTATGTGTACTTAATTATTTGTCTTAAATATGGGACTGGACTGCTACACACAAAACATCCGGAAACAAAAAGAAAAGAGACCTCATATGAGATCCCTTGTTCTGTTTAGAGATGTTTTTCGATTGCTCTTAACGCACTATACAAAATCTTACCTGCATCTGTGACTGTAAGCACATTCATACAAGGAATTGTTGGTTTTTCTAAGTACTTCTCCAACTCTGTTCCTGCAACCTTATCAGACATCTTGTAATACTTGTTTGATAACTCGTCGTAATTCGGAAATGGTCGTGATTCGATCTTGAAGATATCACTCCAGGATTCTTTTACATAAGGCTTCACTTCGTCATAACCGCTTCTAGTCTCCAAAAAGATATGTTCGTTTTCTTTGATTGCGTTCGCACAGTCTAAAACTACAAGAACATCATCTGCTTTCCAGATTTCATCAAAGCATTCGATTGCTGTTCTCGGCTGTGTCTTGAAAAATTCATCAATCTGGTCAAACATTGGGAATTCCCAATCGAAAAGACTTATCATGCAAAGCATTTTCCACATCTTTTCCTGATTGTTTGCTCTTAAACCATATCTCTTTTCAATCATTTCTTTGCTCATTCTTATCATTTTTGTTTCCTCCTTGTTTGTGTGTTGTATTTTGTTATCCTAAATATGGTACGAACTGCTGCACACAAAAACACCGGAAACGGAACATGTTTGCAACCGAAAGAAAGAGCCCGAAGTGTCTGAATCTCTCAAACATTTTAGGCTCTATTCTTTGATTAGTCTTCTCCGTACATGCAGATTTCGCACATGTACTTACAATTAGCACAATGTTCGTTGTACCATCGCATCCAGTCTTCCTGTGTGAGTTCGTGCGTTACGTTCGCTTTTGTCCAATAATCTTGATACATGAAATCGCAACTGTTGGACATATCTTTTTTCTCTGGCATACTTGTTTCCTCCTTGAATTGTGTGCTTTATTGGTTAACCTAAATATGGTACTAACTACTGCACACAAAAATACCGGAAACGAAAGAGAGACCAACCAAAAGGTCAGTCTCTGATTTTTGTTAGGACTCAAGCTGTACATTTACACCAGTACATTTATAGAAAATGTCTGCGTCAAAATTCGGAATTGAAAGAATTGTCTTCTTTTCAGAATCATCTAATTCATCCCACCACTTTTGAGCCATATTACGGTTTTCATCCTGTGAGAAAACTTTAAGGTATCCGCCTACTGTTTCATAACCTGGATTTAATTCTTTTTCTTCATCAGTCATGCTATATTCTCCGATCCATTCAACTGTACGATTTGGAATATCGTTCAGCAGATGACACGCTCTACTTTTTAACCACTGACTATAAGTCCAGTTTGATGGTTTGTTGAACAGCATAATTGTTGTTTCCTCTGTGTTAAAGCAACCATTGTTATAGGCAGATAAGTTCCAGTCGCCAGTATTTCGGTTTCCAATGTTTCGATTTCCGGTATTATAATTTCCAGAGTTATAATTTCCAGTATTACTTTTTCCTCTGTTATTGTTTCCGGTATTATTATTTCCTGTATTTTCATAACCTGTATTGCTATCTCCTACATTCTTGCGTCCAGTATTATGATGTCCAGTATTTTGATCGCCAGTGTTGTAATCACCGTCATTGTAATTACCTGTATTATAATCTCCTGTATTTGACTTCCCGGTATTATAACATCCTGCGTTATAATCTCCTGAATTTCTGTACCCAGAATTGTAATGTCCAGTATTATCATAGCTGCTGTTATGGTTTCCTGTATTATGGTCTCCAATGTTATGATCCCCTACATTTCCGCGTCCTGAGTTGTAATAACCTACATTCCGGTCACCCTCGTTGTCAGAACCAGAGTTATAATTTCCAGTATTACATTCGCCTGTGTTACCAATTCCAGTACAATCCTTGCCGATATTAACAAGACTTAAAACTTCTTCCCAGGAAAGTTCCCGAACAATTTCAAGTTTGTTTGTCCAACATAGCGTACCATGTTCACTTTTTCCAATATCGCCGTAAGCTATTACTTCGACTACATGAGTATTGCTATCAAACTTGTAAAATCCAGACTTGAAGTAGTCAATTGGGGTCGGACGGAATGTCATTCCTTGTCTTTGTACATCCATTTCGTCGTCTTCAAATCTAGCTGGACAAGTATATTGTCCCTGTGCATCATGTTCTCGCGGATTACAGGACCAGTCAGGATTAAATACCTTGTATCCATACGCTCTGTCACTTAATCTTGTAACATTAATCATTTTTCGTTTCCTCCTTTATATGTGCAATTATTTGTTGTCCTAAATATGGGACTAAACCACCGCACACAAATATTCTGGAAACAAAAAGAAAAGAGACCTCGTCTATGAAGTCTCTCTCTTGAAAATTATTCTACTTTTATTCCGGTACATTCGAAGAAAACATCAGGATCAAAGTTCGGAAGATCTTTAATGATCTCCTTGTCTTTATCTGAAAGTTCATTCCACCATTCTTGATTATCCGAGAACGCTTTTGTGAGATACCCACCTGCTACTTCAGCTGCTTCACTTTCAGTGCATTCATTCTTTTCCTCATCTGTCATTTCCCATAAATAGGACCATCTAATAATTGATATTTGATTCAATAAAGATCTAGCTCTTGATTCAAACCACATTCTGTATGTCCAATCTGATGGTTTGTTAAAAAATGTAATCTTTTGTTCCTCTGTGTTAAAGCAGCCAACATTCAGTGAAGATTTGTTCCAGTCTCCAACATTGTTATTCCCAATATTGTTACTTCCTGTGTTTCCATCCCCAATATTATTATTACCAGCATTCCAATCACCAGAATTCTCGTTTCCTGTATTACAATCTCCTGTGTTCCGATTCCCGGAATTATACTGTCCAAAATTTGTATCTCCTGTATTACATTTTCCTGTATTAGAGTTACCGACATTGCATGTTCCACTATTGCTATCACCAACATTATAATCTCCACTATTGTGATGACCAACATTTCCAACTCCAGTACAATTATTTCCAATGTTGACAAGTCTCAAAACTTCTTCCCAGGAGAGTTCTCGAACGATTTCAAGCTTATTTGTACAGCATAAGTCGTTAAGATCCTCAATGATTACATCTCCAAAGGCAATCACCTCAGCCACCTTGTTATTCGGATTAAATTTGTAATAACTAAAACAATTTACAAGCTTTTGGCAAAAATGCATTCCATGTTTGCATAACGAAAGTGGACCTTTTTCTTCAAACTTACTAGGGCAGGAATACTGCTTTGTGTTATGACTGTAGTCCCAATTTTCTGGGCTGCATGTCCAATCTGGATTAAACACCTTGTATCCATGTACAGGTTTATTTCTTACTTCTTTTCTCATTTTGTTTCCTCCTTTAATATGTGCTTTTTATTTGTTATCTTAAATATGGAACTAAACAATCGCACACAAAAGAAATGGAAACAAAAAGAAAGAGACCTCACATTTGAAGTCTCTTCTTTGCATTTTTAGTCCGCTCTGATACCTGTACATTCGTAGAAAATATCAGGATCAAAGTTTGGAATCGCTTTGATGGTCTCTTTTTCTATCAGAGAAAGATTATTCCACCAAGACTGAATAAGATCCAAGTTTTTCTGTTTTTTCAGGTAACCGCCTGCCATTTCATAAGTCGGGTGCAACTCTTTTTCTTCATCAGTCATATCATCTTTATCTACCCATTCGACTGTTCTTTTTGGCATCTGAATTAACAAAAACCTTGCTTCAGATTCTAACCAACGACGAAAAGTCCAATTCGATGGTTTATTAAACAGCATAATTGTTGTTTCTTCTGTATTGAAACAGCCAGTATTAAAAAATGACTTATTCCAATCCCCGGTATTCCAGTTGCCAATGTTACAGTTACCAGAATTATGTTTTCCAATATTCCAGGTTCCGGTATTGCTGTTTCCACTGTTGTAGTCACCTGTGTTGCAATCTCCTTCATTACAATTTCCAGTATTGCAGTCCCCATCGTTTCTGCCTCCAGTATTACCTTTTCCAGCATTAGCACATCCCGTGTTACAGTTTCCGGAATTACAGCGTCCAGCATTATAATCACCTGTGTTCCAGTTTCCAGTATTACTATCACCAATGTTGTGATCGCCGGTATTCCAGTCTCCTTCGTTACAAGATCCAGCATTCCAGTTCCCAGCATTTTCGTTTCCCGTATTACGTAAGCCAGTGCAATCTTTTCCAACATTTACGAGTCTTAATACTTCCTCCCATGGGACTTCACGTACGATTTCCAGCTTGTTGGTACACGATTTGTTACCGTCTGTTATAACATCTCCATAGGCGATCACCTCGGCAACCTTGTTTTTGCTGTCAAATCCATAATAATTAAAACATTTGGCAGCTGTTTGACAAAAATGCATTCCATGTTCGCAAATTTCAAGTTCTCCTTCTTCTTCGAATTTGCCTGGACAGGTATACTGTTTGCTTGAACCACCGATTGGTTTACATGTCCAGTCTGGATTAAACACTTTGTATCCATGTACAGGTTCACTCATTTTTGTTGCTTCACTCATTTTGTTTCCTCCTTTATTGTGTGTTAATTTTTGATATCCTAAATATGGGATAAAACCGTTGCACACAAAACGTTCGGAAACAAAAAAGAGACTAACCCCAATATGAGGTCAATCTCTAATTTGCTTACTCTTCTACTTCTGGCAAACCATTCGGAATGTCGATTTTACGAGTTAAATATAAACTGATATTCGAATCATTACTTATTTCTTCGATATCTTCATATTCATCACCCAGTCTTATGAATTTGTAACTGTATCCCGCATTTTCTGTGTCAAGTGCATCATGTAATTCATCCAGTTTTCGTAATGTGTTTTTAATTTCTTCCACCCTTTCATCAACATCGTCCCATGATACCCAATTCCAATGGAGAATATACTGGTTGTCGTCTTTGAAAATCGTATCTGGTTTGAAATCCACTCTTTCGCACACATCTTTTAACATTTTGTATGCGTCTTCTTTGCATTTGATTGCAACTTCGCTCCTGTATCCCATATTCAGTTCCTCCTTTAATAAATGTTATTATTGTTATTCTAAATATGGGATACAAGTTTTTAATGCATCCATCAGACTTCCAGCAATCGCTTCTGCCATGTTAACTGGAACTGCGTTTCCGATCATTTTGTATCCATTGTTCGTATTTTCATACATGAATTCAAAATCATCCGGAAACCCTTGTAGTCTTGCTACTTCTCGGACGCTCATTCTTCGATACCGATCTTTAGCACCCGGGACAAAACAGTACGAATCTTTTGATATCTGCTGCATTTTTGGTGCGTTTGGATGTATCTGACATTGGCGTCCGGATGCCTGCACTGTAAAACCAGGTTCATCCCAGCTACGGACACGGTTTCTGGACATAAATACCGGAGAATAACTATCAACATAATATTCATGGTTATTAACTGCTGCAGGATTACGCTTGTTTCTTGCAAGTGTTGGAACCGCATTGTCTCGTAAATCCCAAATAGCATCCTTCAACGTTACAATATGTTCTGGATCTCCGCCTGGAAATACAAATGAAATATCAAGATCAGTTCGGATGCCAATATAGAAGATCCGTTCTCTCGTTTGCGCTAATCCATAGTTACAAGCATTTGTTTTGTATACAGAAACGTTATAACCAGACTCGGCAAACAAAGAAAGGATCCGATCAACCGCATCCGCATGTTTCTTTGCTATCATCCCGGGAACATTCTCAGCTACAAAGAATTGTGGTCGAAATTCCCGGAGCACACGAATGTATTCAAAGAAAAGCTGTCCTCGCTTATCTTCAATTCCTTTTCCGGCTCCGGCTACTGACCACGACTGACATGGCGGTCCGCCTATAATTCCTGCCAATTGTTCTCCTGGTTGCAGCTTAAGATAGGGTTCAAGATCTGATTTAGTTACATTTCTGATGTCGCCTTCAATTAGATGCGTATTTTTATGATTTCGCTTGTACGTTTCCCAGATTGTGGCATCAAATTCATTGGCGACCGGAATTTCGAAACCAACTCGTTCGAACCCGAGATCCATTCCCCCACATCCGGAAAACAGACTGATAATTTTGTTATCCATATAGTGCATCTCTCTTTCTTTTTTTTTAGATGCACTAAATATGGGTTCCAAAGAGTGTAAATACTGATTTCATAACCAAAAAGAAAGAGCCCGAAATACCTGAATGTATCAGATTTTTGAGGCTCGATTCTTCTGGTTAGGATTGAATATTCTGTTTCTGTGGTTTGAACTTTAGATTTTGGTTATTACAGGTCATCGCCTGGATCAAAATCTTCAGTTCCATCTGATAATAACGGTTTGTTTGGAACATCATTGATTTCGTCGCCCACTGATGAGACGTCGATTACTGGATCTCCGCACAAATAATCCTGCACTGTTTCAACGACCTTATTTAAGGCGTCCAAATATGCATTACAGTCTGGTGCGAATACCAGATTTTGTGTGCCCTCATAATACACGGCAACGCTCTCTTTTGTCAGCACACCAGTCACCGTATACTCTCCATCTTCTACGGTCTCCATCTGATTCTGCAATAGATTTCCGATCTCTTCCATATCTCCACGCAATGGAATACGAAAATGGATACCGCTTTCGTTATCCGTAAAGCTTGATTTAATCAGGGTGTCTTCAGATCTTTCCACGTTTTCTTCGTATTCGTTCTGAATATAGGTGCTATTGCAAGTATCACAGCCATTGATACCGAATGATTCGTATTCGACTGTACCTGTTGATTGACCGAGGTCTGCCATCAATGCAGCGAGTGATTCTTCAATCTGTTCTTTCTGATCTTCACGCACGTTTCCTTTTAAAACGACGCCGACTTCTCCGCCATCAGGACATCCCCATTCCCGATTGTAGACAGCTGCAGCAGGTTCTACAGCAACTTCTGAGTAACCGGACAAACGCTGTCTGATGAAGGGAATAGCTTTTTGGATGGCAAAATCGGGCGTAAAATGGACCGTATTATCATATCCGGGATTAACACCGAGCATTACAGACCAGCGTGTTGTTGCGTTTTGGTTTTGAGTTGTTTTTGATGTCATAAGTTTTTACATTCCTTTCTGATTATTATTAGTATAAACACTTCACAGAGCTAATTATAAATATGGGATGAAGATAACATCAAAAATTTACATTAAAGTATATGTGTAGTTGCTTTGATATCTACCGTATGCATCTCTTATAATATGATTTACTTGTTCTGTAATATTTGTGTTCTCTTTTGCGGTTACCCATTCTAAATTTTCAACACGATTATCGTTTCTATTAAAATTAATATGATTTACATACTTTTTGTTGAGTGGATTGGGAATGAATGCTTCTGCTACAAGTCTATGAATATAGCGATCAGTACGTTTCCCTGTTTTATCGCATCTCATATAAACTCTTGCATATCCATTCTTTGTTAGTCTTGGTTTTATCTCGTATAAATCAATAGTATTTCCATTTCTTCTATTCCCTTTTCCTAAATTACAATATACTTTTCCTTCATCTGATACAAAATATCCTGTAAATCCGTCAATTTCTTTTATCATAGGTATCTTCTTCCTTTATTTTGGTTTATATAAATATGAGTGAATTGAAGACACACAAAAATAAAAGAGCCAACCCGTAGGCTGACTCTTTTCGATTTACAGATGTAGAACTCGATCTCTGATTTCTTCGGTTCTTCCCTGATTCCAGAACTGTGTACCAATATCCTTAATACCTAAACTATTCATTTAGGAGTGGACTATACAATTGCTTACATATTTGTGACAAATACTAAACCCAGGAATTATAGTCTCTGAACGTCCACCAGCAATTGCTTATTGTAAAGCAATCCGCAAACATCACTGTCTGCCTACTATTGTTTTTTTTACAATAGGTTAGGTGTTTCGATGCGTCTGAGTGACTTGCACACTCGGTAATCCCTACTCTGATTTCTTTTTATGGTTTCTACCTTTTCAGGCTGTTGCATTCTAAATGCGTACCGCGTTTACGTATACCGTTTCCAGTTCCGCTTTAGCGAATCAGTATTATGGGGACCTCCCCGCAATTTATCCTGTTTAACGTGGACTAGTTCGTCAATCCACAGGTACGTCTGGCTACTGACATCTGATTTTGATCTCTGTTGTGACAGTTCGGGCATTCCCACACAAGTTTCTTCTTATGTGTTTCCTTGTCTTCTTCTTCCACAATCTGGATCTCTCCGTCGTATCCGCATTTCATACAATAATCACTCTTTGTATTGAGTTCAGCATACATGATATTCTCATAAATGTACTGAATTACTGCGATAACGGCTGGAATGTTTCCTTTCATGTCTGGTACTTCTACATACGAAATTGCACCACCTGGTGACAACTTCTGGAACGGAGACTCGAATGATAATTTATCAAACGCATTGATCTTTTCTCTAACCGATACATGGTACGAGTTGGTAATATAATCGTGATCAGTTACATTTGGGATCACTCCAAATCTCTTCTTTAAGCATTTTGCAAACTTATAAGTTGTTGACTCCAATGGAGTTCCATATACTGAATAATCGATATTTTCAGCTGCTTTCCATTTTTCGCATGCGTCATTTAAAGCCTGCATAACTTTCATCGCAAATGGCTGACCTTTTGTAGGTTCCGTATGCGATACACCGAGCATTCTCTCTGTCATCTCATAGAGACCGGCATATCCGAGAGAAATTGTTGAGTATCCGTTATACAGTAACTTATCAATCGTTTCGCCTTTTTTCAGACGAGCAAGTGCTCCGTGCTGCCACAGAATTGGTGCAACATCAGATGGAGTTCCAAGCAATCTCTCGTGTCTGCACCGTAATGCTTTATGGCACAATTCGAGACGTTCGTCCAGAATACTCCAGAACTTATCCATATCGCCATTTGACGAACATGCAACATCGACCAGGTTAAGGGTTACGACACCCTGGTTAACATACAAATCATTATAATTCGCACAGACTATCTCTTTACATTACTCCTCATGGAAGCAATGATGCGATGCGCTTCGTGTGGTGACAAACTTTACTAATATCACCAATATTAGTTACACGACTTCAGTCGTACCACACTACTCTACTTACTACTTATGTATATAAACTTGTTATATATGTCCTACCGTCTTTCTCGGTATTAGTAGCTTTCGATAGTCGTTACACCTTTTCTTATAGCAATTAATTCATACTCTTTTTTAAACCAATCTCTTGTGATCGCTCTTGATATTCCTCCATTCTTTGCTGTATGTCCACAGTATTCAAAGAATTTTAATGCCGGTTGAAATATCAAAATCTTGTCTTCTGTTTTCTTTCTGACGATTAGTACAGATAAATTTCCTTTTCTATGATTATTTTGTATACAGTCATTGATATTTTCTTTCTGAGTGCCTGCATACAAATTATCAGCATCATTATTATCTTTGTTGTCGTCTTTGTGATTGATTTGCTTTCCGTCTGGTATATTTCCTATCCATGTTATATATACCAGTTTATGAACTTTTATGTGTTTCTTGTATAAATCCACACGATGATAACCATCAGCATCGATATAGTGTTTCAACATTTTCTTCGTTCGAACTGAATACACATCTCCTCGTTTGCTTACATAATAGTTGTCATCATATGGTTTAAATTCGATTCCGTTTATAATCATTAGCATCACTTTCTTTCTTATTATATTCGTGATAACTAATTGCTATAAGAACTTGGCACGGTATTACCTGCTATCCATTTCTGGACCGTAGGCTCTCTTACGAAGCTTATTCGCTCATGATTCTGGCAATAATTGTCGTACTGCCGATCTTAGTTCACTTCTACCGTTAGCTCGTAACTATCCATTACGAACACCCTTTTTGTCATAGGTTCACACCGTTTTCTGTCGCCCTAACTTTATGGTTCAGCGACCGTAATATTTGTGCCCTTTTTCCTGTTCGAAGACTCCCGAATTAGAAATGTTTCCGACTTTTTCACTGAATCGGTCTACAGTAAGGAAACTTCTGCAGCCCATACATGGAAATACTTCTCCGTCTTTGATCTCTTTCATTTTCTTTTCGGAAATGTAATCAGGAACCATTCGTTTCGCAGTACATTCTGCTGCCAACTTGGTTAACCAGAAGAAACGAGATCCTTCTTTGATGTTATCCTCTTCCAAAACGTACAGAAGTTTTGGGAACGCTGGAGTGATATATACACCCTGCTCGTTCTTTACACCAAGGATTCTCTGATGGAGCATCTCTTCGATCATCATTGCAAGATCGTCTTTCTGTGACTCTGGTACCTCATTTAAGTACATAAAAATACTGATAAATGGTGCCTGTCCGTTCGTAGTCATTAATGTGATAACCTGATACTGCAACATCTGCATTCCATCTTTAACAGATTTCCGTACTTTCTTTTCGACGAGCTGATTCAGCTTGTCTTTGTCATAAGTGATTCCTAATTCTTTTGCATCTTCTAATAACTGTTTGCGATGTTTCTTTCTGCTCACTTCTACAAATGGAACTAAATGTGAAAGAGTAATTGTTTGTCCCCCATATTGAGAACTTGCCACCTGAGCGATGATCTGCGCTGCAATGTTACAAGCAGTCTCAAAACTTTTTGGCGGTTCGATCATTGTTTCACTAATAACCGTTCCATTCGAAAGCATATCGCCAAGATTATCCAAACCACAGTTATGCATATGCTGACTGAAGTAATCAGCGTCATGAAAATGAATCTTTCCATTCTCATGAGCTTCAACAATATCTTCTGGCAGCAGGATTCGTTTTGCTAAGTCCTTTGATACTTCTCCTGCCATGTAGTCACGCTGTACAGACACAACTGTTGGATTCTTGTTGCTGTTTTCCTGTTTAACTTCTTCGTTTGCACACTCGATCAGACTTAAAATTGCGTCATCAGTTGTGTTTGCTTTTCTTGCAAGCGCTCTTTTTGATCTGAAGTTGATGTAATGACGAGCTAGATTGCATTTTCCCGCTAACATGAGTTCGTCTTCCACTAAGTTCTGGATCTCTTCAACATTCATGTTATAAGTTGCTCCCATAGCTGTTTTTGTTACATCTTCTACGATCGTATCAATCTGCTCTTTTGTAAGTTTGTCTCTTGTTGCAACCTCAGCATTTGCTTTCTCGATTGCTTTTCTTACTTTTTCAGGTTCAAAATCTACAACCTGTCCGTTACGTTTTACTATCTTGTTCATAATTCATCTCTCCTTTTCTTTGATAGTTATTATTGTTACGTAACTAAATATGTGTTCTATGTCTCTTCGTTTTCGCTTACATTGGCTCAAATGTCGGCATCCCTTGTATGTACCCCAGAGCCTGTAACCGATCCATCCCGGCGACTTCCTGGTATTCACACCATTTCTTTTCATGTTCACACATTCGTCGCCACTCCTCTTTGGTTACACTCTGATCTGGGTACGATTGAACCGATGCTACACTCTTTCTCTCCACTTCTTTTTGGTCCCGTACATTTCGTTTGCTCATATCTTTTCACCTCTCTTTCTATGCATACCTAAATATGTGTCCACAAGAGTGCAAACAAAAAGAAAGAGACCGACCTAAATGATCAATCCCTTTTCTTTTTTTTTATTTCACTGCGCGCAAAATAACTTTTTTAACATCGATATAAGAACAACCATCGCACCAAATTTCATCGCCGTTTTGACCACCAGCTAAAAGTTTTAAACACACTCCTGGTTTCCCATCTTTGCTTCCTTCATAAATGTATCCAATGTTTGAAACGTTTATCATGGTTTTTATGCCTTCTTCTGGATACACAATTTCGATAAATCCTTTAAGAGCTGTAATCATTTTAAAATCCTCCTTTTATTTGCTTATATGTGTTTTGTTATCCTAAATATGTGATGAATACGCATACAAAAACGGCTATATTTCAAGCCGTTTTCTTTCATTTTACAACCATTCGTTTTCGTTAGCAGAACTCATATCCAATGATTTTCCATTCATCGTTGTCGATCTGTTTGTAAACAGGTCGGACACAAAGTCCATCTTCTTTTATGCCAAATCCAGTTCCTGAAATGATTTCGTCTACTTCCCAGCACTGTAAATACTGTTCTCCATTCCAACCACTGAGAGCGATCGGTCTCCCTTCGACCTCTACGATTTCGATGTCTCTGCTTCCTGTCCAAGTTCCAAGTGTGCTCATATTGTTTCCTCCTCTTAATCTTTCCAAAAACAATACAGACAGTTATGAGGACATTTCTTTCTTGGTGTTAAAAGTTCCGTTTTACAGGCAAGACAATGACATCCGTTTCTTCCTTGTGGGTTCTCAGGAAATGTACCGTCATATTTAATTCCCATAATCTGCAGATCCTCTGTACTGATACATCCTTTAATCCGAAATGTCGCTGGAAACTTATATGCAAGGACGTCCTCTGCGCATGTATCAAACTGATAAGGGTACTCACTTAATGCGTTTCCGACAAGATTACGTTGTTCATCAGACGGATAGAAACTTCCACCATACATCGGCGTGAATCCAAGTTTTTGATAACGTTCCCGTACATGCGGATACTCATCCACGATTGAAATACGATATCGGATCTCATTTTCAGGCAAACCCAATGAATGGTAGTAATTTAACATCTCGGAAACTCGCTTGACACCCTTCTCAGTTGGGAAAATAGGATCAATCCGCAATACCATTCTGCTTGCTGGAAATCCAGACTCAATCAATTTCTTCATCTGTGAAAGCTGCTGTTTGTAGTCCGGGACATTTGGTTCCATTCTTGTGTGTCCCCATCCGGTACATGTACAATGCACTACGATAGGAACCTCATTCATATGGCTTAAAACCTTTTTGATGAATGTGTCGTTTAAGTTCTTTGTTATAAGGATGACTCCATCGATTTCCTTTAATTTGTTTTCCCATCTGAAGTCGACGCCAGCATCCCCGTACTCTGTGATTCCAAGTCTCATGTTATCCTCCTTGTTCTCCTTGTTTTGAATATGTTTTTTATCACTATAAATATGGTTTTCTGGGAGCCAAACTAATTTGAAAACAAAAAAAAAGAAATCAACAGGAATGTTGATTTCTTTTTCCGTATCTCATTCACATGTGATTAAGATTTTGCCATACCAAGCCTCTCCAGACACTTCGAATTCATATCCTTTATAATCGATGCTATGTGTCCAATCACACTGCCATCCATTGAATTCAATTTCCGTCCCATAATGTAACTCAAAATCATTTTCAAAGTCACCGGATACGACATGTATGATCTGTATTTCCATTTTCTCTTTTTTAACAGACGCAATCCAGCTATCTAAAAGCTTTTCGACTTCCTCTTTTGCACCGATCTTTCTGTAGTCTATTTCATATCTCATGATTGTCTCCCTCTCTTACTCCATATCGATTGACTCCATCATTCTGCCTTCTCGTCCTTGTTCGAATACAGAACACATATAATCACCGATAAATTCCGCAATCTCATCTCGATTTATACATTTGTTTCCATTTTGTTTATCGTATTCCACGTCCGGACACAGATGTTGCAGCCCATATTGGTCACACATTTTGTTTATCTGATCACAGGCTGCGATTGCCGTGTCCAAACAATCTGCTGTTTTAGATTCGAGCTCCTCAATGTATTCTACATATCGTTCAGAAGTAATATGTTCATCATTTGCCAATGTCCGAGCTACAGAATGTCCGTATGATTCCTTATAAACCGCGTCAAAATAGGTTTGTAACATATGAAACCGCGCATTTACGAATGCAATATCTGATTCAATTTCATCGCGGTCAAAATCTCGGTTCATAATTGCCGTAATCAAGTCATTTACACTACTCATTTCGTTTCCACCTTTCTCGAGTCTCATTTACGCCCTTCCACAATATTATATACCATAATAAGGCTCAAAATTGCGGAAACTCGTCATAATTCTCCAAAATCATCGTCATCATATTCGACGTCTTCCATAGAATCCCCACCAGCATCGTCATTGGCAACCCCACTTTTGTATTCGAACTCTCCGTATGCATTTTGATCCATGTCGCCTGGATTGTATGCATGCTCTGGATTTCTGCCTGCATCTTTCGCAATCTCATACGAAACATCAAGTGCCGGACGGTCACCATATTTCATCTCATTGTCAATGATAAGCTGATCCATAGTTCTGCCTTCACGTCCCTGCTGAAATACGGAATACACATATCGACCAACAAAATCTGCAATCTCTCCTCTGTTTACGCACTTTTCTTTATTGATTGGATCGACTTCGACTTCCGGACACAGATGATCGATTCCATACATATCACACTGACGATTGATCTGTTCACAGGCTGCGATTGCCATATCATGTGCGTGTTTTCTTTTTCCATCAAGATTAACGACCATATCCTGATAGGCTTCTGGTGTCATCATCCCTCCGTGAACTAATGTTAACGCAGTAGAGCTACCGTAAACATGTTCGTAAACTGCATTAAAGTATTTCCGAAACTTATCAAATCGTTCGTTTACAAAACTTATGTCTTCGTTAATATATTCCTGTGAATAATCTCTGTTTGCAATTGCCTTCAACAAGTCATTTACACTACTCATAATGGTTTCCTCCATATCTTCATTTTTCATAAATATGTGCGGAGACCGAACTCTGTATGGCAAAAAAAAAGACACCACCTCAATAGGCAGTGTCTTTCCTGTTTGTTAGAGTTCCTCAAAGTGATCCATAATGTATTCTGCTGCTTCTTTCGCAAATACAGAATCATTGATAAACTTGCCAAAATACGACTGAGTGATGACGGACCCAATCGGGTTTGGTTCAAATGTAAGAATCTTTTTGTCATCGAGTATATCAATCACCGGCAACAAACCAGTGCTTAATACAGGAGTGAATTTTGGAAAGATAATATCCATTTCTGGTCTTCTGTATATAGAATACACGAATTGAATATTACCATCATTGTCTCTAACCAGGTACTCCTTTATCTTTTCTTTCGAATGCTTTTCGTCAAGTTCGATATTCTTCTCATCAAACATAGCATTTCTCCCTTCCTCTTCTCTCTTATTTGTATTCTAAATATGTGTTGTGACAAGGCAGTCTAAAAATTCTGTATCCCATGGTTAGTATACCGTTATTGTTACCAAAAGAAAAGAGACCACATGAATGCGATCTCTATAAATCCTCTCCGACATCAAAATCGTCTGTATTATCCTCTAGGTTGTTTGTTTCTGGAATATTTTCTGATTCTTTTTGTCTTTCATGGTACATTGATATCGTTGCTCCGTTTTCGAATTCGTAAGCCATATCAACCTTTAATGCATAGTTATTTGCAATTGTTATGGCTCTTTCTTCTGGAAATCCATATGATGTATATAAAGCAATTGTCTCTTCAACCGTTGGAAGTAAATCTATATTTACTAACTGTCTGTTTTTTATGTTCTTAACCATTTTTTCTTCAGAATCGTAAAAACTTGTAATTGGTTGCTGCAATAAGCTTAATCTTGTATGAACCGTTGATGATTCTTTGAAAAACATACTATTACCAGAGTCATATATTGGTGCTGGACCTAGATATTGCATTGTGTTTGAATCTCTTAGAATACCAAAATTTCCAAGATGTTCGTCTGTATTACTGATAATGAAATCTGTTAACGTCTGATAATCCATAAAATCACTAATTTCTTGAGCTTCAATTCCTAATTTTGCACATATCCGAATATAGTTATCATATAATGATTTGTCATTTTGCAATTTCGATCCTTCGATAACTTCATATGCGGATACTAATTCAACAGAATCGTTTGTAAATGCATCACATCTACAATAAAGACCATTATCCTCTGTATGTCCCGCAAGATAAGGAACATAAGGGATTGTCGTTTCTTGTAAATCATGCAAATAAGTTGCAAAAGCCTCATTTATCGCCTGCTGTCCAAAATACTTATAACTTTCTTTCACAAGCGTTGGAAATTGTGTTTCGATATCCCAATATTTTTCCATTTGTCCACCTAATGCGGCATTCGAATCATAAGAAGTTGCATTGTGATATGGAACTTTATTGTCAGAAAATGGATTCATACTTGATAACTTCACATCTTCATATTTTACATCCATATCCAGTGGTCGAATCCAATAAGAATCTGTCATTGATAGAGCAAGATTTTTTGCCAGATACATTTTTGTATTCGTACATCCAGCTTGTTTTAATACTTCCTGCATCATTTTTCGAGAAGCAGGAACAGCTCTCCCTTCCCACCAATGTTTCATTCTTCTCGTATCTGCATTTCCCAAAAACGGTGATAACCCACTTCCGTTGTCTTTATATATTTTTAGAGTCCCTGTTTCGTCATCGATAATTAGACTTCCACAAACATCATTTTTATGCATTAATGCGTATTGACTCATAGCAATGCCTCCCATTCTCGTTTTTCATTATCATAATCTTCAATCATCATTTCAGGTACTTGTTTCCGATAACAATCATATAAATCTTGACACATATTTTTTAGAGTGAGCAACATTAAATCTTCATTATTATCTAGTATATGCAACTCTATTCCACTATTCGTTACTTTCCAATAATATCGATATCCAAGATAAGTTCCTTTTCCGTTTTCGAGAAAAGCAATGTTGTTCAGAATCTCATCTATATTGCAATTCAAATATAAACTAAGCTTATATACTGTTTCTGCTGCTTTGTTGTTAATATTTTTCTTATCATTGATCAATTCATTCAATGTTGTATATGGAATTCCACTCTCTTGACTGATTTTATATATGCTTTTCCCAGTTTCTTTTATTTTTTTCTTTAAACGGTCATTCATTGATTATCACTCCTTTGTGTTCATTATAACGCAATTACGTTATATGTCAAGTAAAGTCTAAAAGAAAAGAGACCACATGAATGCGATCTCTCTTCTGTTTTTTAGTTATGATTCCTTATCTCCCAAAGTTTGATACCTCTCATATTGCAAATGAATCCCAAAAGATCCGATTTCTCAGAAAGGAACTTCTCATACTGGCGACGTTCTTTGATATCTACAGGATCCCAGCCTTGTTCCTCCATAATTTCTGCCTGGCTTCCGAGACAAGCATCTACAGAATCATAATACGCTTCTTTCAGTTTCTCATCTGACATTAATGCAGCTTCCTGAAAGATCATGTTTTTCTCTGATTTCTTCATATTGTTTCCTCCTGCTAATATCCGATATATACCGGAAATCCATCAAAATCGTAGTTTCCATACTCTGTTTCGTTATCCATGTCTTCGATTACCTCAGATACATTCCGAATCAGATTATCATAATCGTAATCTAATTCTTCAGCAGCTTCCAATGAAATAAAACCAATAGCACAACTACTGTTTGCCTGCACTTCGATTGGAATTACCTGTTCGCATTCGAGCCTGCCGACGAGTTCTGTGATCTCTTCTATTGTAATCCCTTCATCTAACGGCTTTTGAACGAATGCGGCTTTTGGAATGACACGATTTTCTTCGACCTTCGTTTTGTCTGTAACGATTCCACCATGATCGAATCCATCGAATTTAGCAATCCAGAACCGATCGCATCCGTTTGCGTCTTTTTCAAAGTTAAAATCATTTGCGTCAAGTGGTGTTCTCTGTTTTACTTCTTCACAAACAGGAGAAAATATATTTACCATATATCTTCCGCATTTTGGACACATGAGGTAATTTCTTCCCAAAATCATCCGAAATTTAAGCTCGCATCCGCAACCACAATTTCCAACTATATCACCAAACGGACTCATTGGTAACTTCCAGTTAAGATGATCGCAAGCTTCTTTAAAACTCATTACTTTGTAATCAGTAACATCTTGTAATCTTTTCTTTTCCATACTTCACTTTTCCTCCTTTATTTCGTATGCTTTGTTTTTGTACTCTAAATATGGGTTCAACTCTTCGCATACAAAACAACCGGAGGTACACAAAAGCCTACTCCACTAAATTGGAATAGGCTCTTTCGTTTGTTTCTTATTTGTTTTTCAATTCCTTTCTATATTTTTTGCTGTATCTGTCTAAGATTTTGCAAACAATATAGGTATTTGTCTGTTGTTCGTTTTCAGGTATGGTGTCTTCCGGAATATCCAAATACTCAGCCAGAAAACACAATGCTTTCTGAGCGTCCATTGGTGGGTTGCAGAGACCGTAATCTTCCTGCTTTGCAAGCCAGTCTGTTATCGTTTCTGTCTGATCTTTCTTGTCTTTAATGATCCAGAACCGCTCATTTCCTTCCTCGTCTTTCTCGATGTCAAGCATTGAACGACAAGCCGGATTCAAAGAAATCAGACTTGACATTTGTTTTCCGCAATTACCGCATCTTAATTTTTGTACACCAATTACTCCAGTATACTCAATTTTGCTGTTACCGCAGTCACAGGATACTGGGTAAACTTCGTCATCCTCTGTGAGAGTCCAATTTAACGCTTTTGCAGCTTCTTTGAAACTCATTACTTTGTGATTCGTCATATCTTTCAATCTTTTCTTTGCCATACTTTTTGCCTCCTTTACTTTCGTATGCTTTGTTTTTGTTATCCTAAATATGGGTTCGATTCTTCGCATACAAAACAACCGGAGGCACACAAAAAGAGCCAACTATAGTAGTCGACTCTAATTGTTGCTGTTTTAGTATCCTTTGACTGCTTCCCAAACACGTGCAACAGTCTCAAGATTCAATTCGTGCTCGCTTGAAATAATCCAGTCCTCGTTATAATCTCTGCTGATCACGAAACGTAAGTCTCCGCACCAATACACTTCAATTTCTTTTCCAGGTGTCTCTATGACGTCCCAGAATCTGCCGCCTTCTAAGCATTTTCTGACACGATTTGCTGCTTCTGTTACTGATCTTGTCATAATACTTTTTGCCTCCTTTGTTTTCGTATGCATTTGTTTTGTTATCCTAAATATGGGTTCGATTCTTCGCATACAAAACAACCGGAGGCAAAAAGAGAGACCAACCAATTGGTCAGTCTCTGTTTCTTGTTAGTCGACTTTAATTCCAGTACATTCGTAAAAAATATCTGGATCAAAGTTTGGAATCGCCTTGATGATTTCTTTATCGTCTATATCAAGACTATCCCACCACATCTGACAACATTCAGACTTATCAAGCTCCTTAAGATATCCACCTGTTGTCTTATATGTTGAGTGTGCTACTTTTTCTTCATCCGTCATGTCGTCTGTATTCACCCATTCAGCAGCACTTTTTGGTATCTGTCTCAGTAATTCCCTGGCCTTTGAGTCTAACCAATCCTGATAGGTCATATCTGACGGTTTGTCGAACAACATGATTTTGTGTTCTTTTACATTGAAACAACCTGCGTTGAAAGACGAATTATTAAAATCCCCAGTATTGAAGCTTCCGCTGTTCATATTCCCGGTGTTCCTGTCCCCGGTGTTTCCACTCCCGGTGTTGCATTCCCCGATGTTGCAGTTTCCAGTGTTCCAGTCCCCGATGTTCCTGCTTCCGGTGTTGTAGTCACCGGTGTTACAATTCCCGTTGTTACAATCCCCAGTATTCCAATCCCCGGTGTTGAGGTCACCAGTGTTACAGTGCCCAGTGTTCCTGCTTCCGGGGTTCCTGTTCCCAGTGTTCCTGTTTCCGTTGTTCCTGCTTCCGGTGTTCCAGACCCCAGTATTCATGTCTCCGGTATTGCCTATCCCTGTGTTTTCTTTTCCAATGTTTACGATTGTCAAGACTTCCATCCAAGGAATCTCTCTTACAATATGGATTTTATTTGTGCAGGACTTGTCGCCGTCTGTTCTTACCTCACCATAAGCAATGACTTCGGCAACTTTGTTGTTGCTGTCAAATTTGTAATAATTGAAGCAGTCGGCAGCCTTTTCGCAAAAGTGAAATCCTCGGTCACAGCAACTTGGGTTAACATCTTCCTCAAATGTTTTTCCTACTTCATACTGAAAATTTCGGCAAGTCCAGTCTGGATTAAATACTTTAAATCCATGTACTGGTTCGTGATTTGTTACATTATTACTCATTTTTCGTTTCCTCCTTTTTGTGTGCTAAATATATTTGTTATCCTAAATATGGTATTAAGTACTTGCACACAAATACTTTGGAAACGAAAAGAGAGACCAACCAATTGGTCAGCCTCTGTTTTTCGTTAGTCGACTCTGATTCCAGTACATTCGTAAAAGACTTCAGAATCAAAGTTTGGAATCGACTTAATGATTTCTTTGTCTTTTGCAGCAAGATTATTCCACCACAACTGACCACATTCAGACTCGTCAAGCTTACTCATTTTTCGTTTCCTCCTTTTTGTGTGCTAAATTTATTTGTTATTCTAAATATGGTATTAAGTACTTGCACACAAATACTTTGGAGACAAAAAGAGAGACCAACCAATTGGTCAGTCTCTGTTTTTCGTTAGTCGACTCTGATTCCAGTACATTCGTAAAAAATATCTGGATCAAAGTTTGGAATCGCTCTGATGGTGTCTTTGTCTTTTGTTTCGAGATTGTTCCACCACAACTGACCACATTCAGACTCGTCAAGCACTTTCAGGTAACCGCCTGTTGTCTTGTATTCCGGATACTGTTCCTTTTCTTCATCAGTCATGTTGCCTGACCAAATCCATTCAACAACATCCTTTGGTATCTGCTTTAATAACCACCGTGCATCAGATTCACACCAGTCACTATAGGTCATATCTGACGGTTTATTGAACAGCAATATCTTCTGTTCTTTTGTATTGAAACAGCCAGTATTAAAAGATGACTTGTTCCAATCCCCCGTATTCCAGTTGCCAGTGTTCCTATCCCCAGTGTTATTATTTCCTGTATTCTTGTACCCGGTGTTGTTGTTCCCGGTGTTCCAATACCCGGTATTCCAATCCCCTGTGTTGTAGTTTCCGGTATTGTCGTTTCCGGTGTTCCTGTCTCCGGTGTTCCTGTCTCCAGCGTTACAAATCCCGGTGTTCCTATTCCCAGTGTTCCTGTCCCCAGTGTTACAGTGCCCGGTGTTTTTGGTCCCGGTGTTCCTGTTCCCGGTATTCCAGTTTCCTGTGTTCCTGTTTCCAGCATTACAGTCCCCTGTGTTCCTGTTCCCGGTGCAATTCTTTCCAAGATTGATGATTCGCAACACTTCATCCCAAGGAATTTCACGCACTATTTCAAGTTTGTCGGTACAGGACTTGTCACCTACTGTCAGCACCTCACCGTAAGCAATGACTTCTGCAACCTTGTTTTCACTGTCAAAATCATAATAATTGAAGCAGTCAGCAGCAGTCTGGCAGAAGTGCATACCATGACAACAAACCTCAAGTTTTCCTTCTTCTTCAAACTTTCCAGGACAGGTATATTGTTTTGGTTTAGCTCCTGCTGGTCTACAGGTCCAATCCGAATCAAAAACCTTATATCCATGTACTGGTCCACTTATTTTTGTTACTTCACTCATTTTGTTTCCTCCTTTTCGGTGTGTGTAATTGTTTGTTATCCTAAATATGGGATTCATAGTTCGCATACAAAACAAAAGAGCTACCACGTCGGTAACTCCATTTGTTTCTCTTTTTAGCCTGTAAATCCGCCCGTATTAACTCTCAGACAATACTTGAAATTATCTTTGATCAGTCTGTTAATCGTCTGACGGATCTCGGTAAGGTCGTCTTCTGGATACAGTATCAGCATCTGATATAGCTTTTTGACTGGGATTCCCTCTTTAATATTCACGTCATAGTCATCACAGAATGAATACGCTCCCTGATTTCCAATCATTTTTAGAATATCTTTTCGTTCTTCTTTTGGCATGTCCGGATAACATAATTTTGGAATTACAGGAATTAACAACTCTCCAGTTACTTGAATAGCTTCTTTAAGCGCATCAAGATACTCTTCGTCTGTATTCTCGCTATCCAGTTCTGTATAATATCTGGCACAATAAGTACAGAATTCAGATAATCCCCACATATAGTTATATCGAAGTTTGTTGAGTATGATTTTACTTGGCTTCACTGTAAAAATATCCACAATGTACTCTGGCGGAATGACACCATCGTAATTGTATTCATCAGATACATTTCCCTGGTCGACTAATTCCATTTTGTCTTCGTCTGGAACCGCAATTTTGATCACAGTATTTGTCCCAAGCATGATTGACCAGGCATCAATACTACTTTCGGAACACAAACAAAGTCTTTCTTCTTTGTCTCCGATTGATTTTGACCGTTTCCCAAGCATTGGTTTTAATCCTTCTTTCTGGATCGCGGTAATAAATTCTGGCTGTGTCAAATGATAATAGTAATTCATTTCGTTTCCTCCTTTTTCGTATGCAGTATGTTTTGTTATTCTAAATATGGAACTAAGATGTGCATACGAATGAACGGAAACAAAACAAATCAAAACAAAAAAGAGCTACCGTATTGGTAACTCCCTTTGTTTTTAGTTAGTTAAGATCCACTGTATATGCAATTGGATACCAGTTCCATCCAGGTCTAACTTTTGAACAAAAATAGTTCATAAGTGTTTCTGGTGTACGTCCTAACTTTCCATAGTCTTCCGATTCACACAAAACAGGATGAGTTTCCATGATTTCGTTCATAACCTGACAGATATGAACATAAACGTCATCTGTAGCAACAATAATAATCGGTGTTGTTTCATCCCCTTCATCAAATTGGAAATTAAGATTAATTGGTATAATATTCATTTCGTTTCCTCCTTTTTCGTATGCAATATATTTTTGTTATTCTAAATATGGGACTAAGACGTGCATACGAATGAACGGAAACAAAACGAATCAAAACAAAAGAGCTACCATGTTGGTAACTCTCTTCGTTTTCAGTTATTTTGTTACACTTTCCGGAATCTCAATGTGTTCCATCGCTTCAATAACTCTCTTGTTGTACAGCCAGTTTGTCCACGGATTTTTGAGTCCATTTTGTGCGTTTTCTACTTTTTCGTTCCATTCGTTCACGCACTCAATGATTATTTCTTTCTCTTCATAAGCTGGATTCTCTTCCAGCAAACAAACACTTGCAGACAACAATGCGTATTCCTTATTATTGTTTGCAATATCCGAATCCGCACTATTATGCTGATTCCAGATCGACTCAAACATTAATGTAAGCCAAATGAAACCCAATACTAAAAACAGACTACCGAAGAAAACACCTGCATTCTTCTTCTTTGTTTTCCTCTTTTGGATAACGCTGATTGCAATGATAGCGATTCCGATAACAATAAATACGATTCCCATTAATACCATTAACATAATTTGTTTCCTCCTTTTTCGTATGCGGGTTGTTTTGTTATCCTAAATATGGAACTAAGACGTGCATACAAATGAACGGAAACAAAGCAAAACAAAAAGAGCTACCATATTGGCAACTCTCCTCGTTTTTCGATTATTTAATCATGTTTTCCGGAATCTCAATGTATTCCATCGCATCAATAACTCTCTTGCTGTACAACCAGTTTGTCCACGGACTTTTAAGATATCGTCTCCCGTTATCTACTTTTTCGTTCCATTTGTTGACGCTTTCAATGATTGCATCTTTTTCTTCATAGTTCGGATTCGTTTCTAACAAACAGACACTTGCAGATAATAATACGTATTCATTGTTATTGTTTGCAATATCAGAATCCGCACAGCTATGTGCTTCTAATATTATCAAAGCCATCGTCATTACCCATGTGATTCCAACTACCAAAGCAAAGCTACCTACACACAAAGCACCCATTTTGTTTTTCTTCGCTGTTTTATTTTGGGTAACTCCGATCCAGATGACAACAAATCCCACAACAACAAACATAATTCCTAATAATGTAAATAACATTTTCGTTTCCTCCTTTTTGTATGTAATATGTTTTGTTATCCTAAATATGGAACTAAGATGTGCATACGAATGAACGAAAACAAAACAAAAAGAGCTACCGTGTCAGTAACTCTTCTCGTTTTCGGTTATTTAATCAGGTCTTCCGGAATCTCAATGTATTCCATTGAGTCGACTATATTCTTGTTCCATAACCAGCTGGTCCACGGATCTTTGAGATACTTTCTTCCGTTGTCTACTTTTTCGTTCCAGTCGTTGACATTTTCGATGATTGTATCCTTTGCTTCATCATCCGGATTCGCTTCCAGCAAACGAATATTTGCACACAGCATTACGTATTCTTTCTGATTGTTTGCTATCTCCGAATCCTCTTTCATACGCTGCAATCCAATGACCTCGAATACAAATGCCATCCATGCAAATCCAACCGACAGAAATACAATTCCAAGGTATTTGCCTACTTTCTTGAATTTTGGAACCTTAATACAGAGCCAGATGATAATAATTCCAATAACTATTAATACAATTCCAGTCAATGTAATCAACATAATTTGTTTCCTCCTTTTTTTTGTATGCGGGTTGTTTTGTTATCCTAAATATGGACGAAATAAGGGCATACTAAAGATGGGAAACAAAATGATATAAAGAAAAGCCACACTTTGTTCTCTGTTGTGTGACTTTTCTTGGTATGAGGTGTATCGGACTAATCGGTTAAGGCTGTGTTACTAAACGGATTAGTTCCCAATGTTACGTTGTTACCAAATGCTGTTGTTAGTGTTGATTTGCTTGTATATGTCTGTCCTTTATAGGTTACAGATGCTAAACTTATACAATCATTAAATGCCCCATTTCCAATGCTTGCTGCTCTATCTGGTATTGTGATTGAGGCTAAACTAATACAACCACTAAATGCACCTGATTCAATACTTGTTACGCTGGTTGAGACTGTAATTGATGTTAAACTAGTACAACGTGAAAATGCACTGTCTTTAATGTTTGTTACACTGTTTGGAATTGTGATTGCTGTTAGACCAGAACAACGAGAAAATGCATGGTCTCCAAGACTTATTACACCGTCTGGTACGGCAATTGAGGTTAAATTGGAACAACCGTAAAATGCATAACTTCCAATACTTGTTACACCGTTTGGTACTGCAACGTCTGTAAGCGAAGAACAATTATAAAATGTATTATTGCCAATACTTGTTATACTATCCGGTATCGTAATGTTTGTTAATGACGAACAACCATAAAATGCGTAATTTCCAATACTGGTTACGCTGTCTGGCATTACAATTGATTTTACTTCCGGTTTTGCCTGTAGTACGGAATACGCAGACGCTGGATCAGTTTTATAATTATTAAATGCATAGTCTTTACCTACATCGATTCCACTCTCTTCCCAAGTACAAACCATTTTTCCATCTGCATCATACAATCCTGCTACTAATTCTTTATTGATTCCGATCGCAAACTCAAAATTTCCTGACCAATCACCAGACGTAAGTTCGTTTGCTACAATATTACCTGTCGTGCTGCCACCATCCGGTAGATTCACCTGATCGGCTGCAAACTCTGTAATATCCTGTGTAATAGTTCCAGTGACCGCAGCCTTTCCATTCGAATCCGTCAATTGCATGGTCGCATCAGGAGTAACAGTAACCGTCTCATTCCCGGAAATGTCACCCTTTACTTTAACGTCATAGGTTGCACTCTTATTTTGCCCTAAAGTAATCGTCTTCGGAATGGTTACAGTAAAAGCGGAATCCTGTTGATATGTGATAGTTGCTCCCTGATTTCCTGTCGTTGTTGCTTCCTGTGTTGTGTTGTCCGGATTTTCGGCTGCCAATGTTGGAATCGTAGGTGTCATCGTCATGATCGCAGCCAGAACAAGCAGACAACTCACTGCTTTTCGTTTCATAATATTTCGTTTCCTTTCTTTGTGTTCAAAACTAAATTGTTTACGAGTAACAGCCTAAATATGGTCGAAACACAAACAGAGGAAACGAAAAAGAACCGGAAACAAAACAATCTGTCTTCAAAATAGACAAAACCATAAGTATATCTTATAATGATGTATGTCAGTGATAACAAATACGAATACAACGGAGGAATTTGAAGTATGGGAAACTATTATGATACGAAATGTTTAGACTGTGAGTATGAATTTCATGCTGTATACGGTTGCTCTGGCAGCAGTCAGAAAGAAAGCAAAGTTATAAAGTCAATCGAAGACGGTAACAGAACCGATGAACTCGCACTCGTGTACAAAACAATGGAACGCCCACGAATTGAAGTCAATTCGGTCCCGTTCTTTTGCAAACACTGTCGGAAACTCTTCACTTATGACGTAACTCTTGTTTGCGGAAAATATGGGACCTACGAAGAAAAGGTCGCACATTGTCCGGACTGTAATGAGATTTCCTACCTGCCGATCCCACAAACAGTATTCATGAAACAAGAAAAGGAATCCTGCTGCCCGTGTCCGAAATGCAACGGGTACGGATTTGTGGTTATAAAGTCTGGGATCTATGACTAACGGACACAAAAAGAGCATTTTCCATAAAGAAAAGAACCCGTACACAAATCTGTGTATAGGTTCCTTTTCTGTCTGTTACTCTACTTTGATTCCTGTGCATTCGTAGAAAATCTCAGGGTCGAAGTTCGGAATCGCCTTAATAGTATCCTTATTTGCATCCGAAAGATTATCCCACCACTTCTGCGCGGTTTCGGAATTATCAAGCACTTTAAGATAACCACCTGTTGTTTCGTAGGTTGGATGTTCACGTTTCTCTTCATCCGTCATAGCACTCTTATATACCCATTCAACAATATCCTTTGGCATCTGATTTAACAAACAATTTGCCCCTGATCCTAGCCAACGACGAAATGTCCAATCCGATGGTTTGTTAAACAACATAATTGTTTGTTCTTTTGTGTTGAAACAGCCGGTATTAAAAGATGATTTGTTCCAATCCCCGGTATTACTGTCTCCGATATTCCTTTTTCCGGTGTTCTCGTTTCCGATATTACTATCTCCAGTATTCTCGTCTCCGATATTACTATCTCCTGTGTTCTTGTATCCAGTGTTACCGTTTCCGGTGTTCCAATTTCCTGTATTGAAATCTCCAGTGTTGCCGTCCCCAGCATTACCTGTTCCAGAATTCCAGTATCCAGAACTCCAATCTCCAGTGTTTTCGTTTCCTGCATTACAGTTTCCGGTATTGCCTATCCCTGTGTTTTCTTTTCCAATGTTTACGATTGTCAAGACTTCTATCCAAGGGACCTCTCGTACAATCTGGATTTTGTTTGTGCAAGATTTATCCCCATCTGTGTCTAATTCTCCAAGTGCAATTACTTCTGCAACTTTGTTTTTTGGATTAAAAACGTAATAGTTAAAACAGTCAATAGCTTCTTTGCAAAAATGAAACCCTCTACCACAGCAACTCGGTTTAACATTTTCTTCAAATGTTTTTCCAACCTCATACTGAAAATCTCTACAGGTCCAGTCTGGATTAAACACCTTGTATCCGTGTACAGGTTCATTATTTATTACATTATTACTCATGTTCAGTTCCTCCTTTTTCGTATGCGTTTGTTTTTGTTATCCTAAATATGGAACCGAACGTTCGCATACAAAAAGAGCCAACCGTGAAAGGTTGACTCTTCTTGTTTTTGTTAACACTTCTTTGCAAAGAAAAAAGAACCCGTACACAAATCTGTGTATAGGTTCCTTTTCTGTCTCTTTTACTTGGATTCTTCAGATTTAATCAGATTTCTTTCTTTTGAATCTTTTTTTGCAAGAATTTTCTTATCAATCTCTGCGAATACAGGCTCCAATTTCAAAAGCAATTCGTATCCAGGTTCTCCCGGTTCGAACGGTCTGATTGTTTCATCCATGATCATATACTTGTTTTCGCTCATTGTCATAACTCCTTTCGCAAATGCTTGAATTTAATCAGTTTTTCTTTTTCGGTTAGCGTCTCATTCTTTTGATAAATATGAGATAAAGTTAATGATTGTGCCGTTTTCACATCAGAGATATACGTTTTTACTTCTTGAAAATAGTTTTCGTATTCTTCTAATATTTTGGGACTTACGTCAGACACTACGTATATATCTCCATCATGACACGCAATTATTGAAAACTTTACTTTCGGTTCATCTAAAAATGTTGTTAAATCCTTGAATGATGGTCTAACATTTAACGAATGATTATGTATGATTATAACATCATCCTTACAGTTCTGAACTAATGCATACTCTTTTTCGTTAAATCCAGTTCCTGATATTGTCCCACTTCCAAGTCTAGTAATATTATCAACAACAAGATCACCGGTTCTTGCATTGACCGCAATCATTCTTTCAGACTCCTGACCATCTACAAATTCTAGCAATCTGCCAGTTTCTCGATACAATCCCTCTCGTACCGGCTTACTAATCTGTAACATTTCGAGATTATCAAACAAACGATGATACTCAATTGAGTTTACAAACGTTCTGTCTACTGAAAAAGCATTTGTTTCTAATTTTCGAGATATTAGTGACTGTTCGTGTTCAAGTTGTTCCATTAACATCTTTTCATCTCTGTCTTGGCCTTGACTATCATAACGATCGTCCTCGAACACATCATCAAATACATCGTCTTCGAAATCCATGTTTTCTACCTCCTATTATATCATATTGTTCACAATTAATACAATAAAAGGATCTCTCGTTTCTCCTCTTATTGTGTAATTGTTTTTGTTATCCTAAATATGGGTTTTATGAATATGTTATAGGTCTCGAAAACCATACAAAAAGAGCCAACCATCAAAGGTTGACTCCCATTGTTTTTGTTAACACTCTTTTATCTCGAGTAATTCGAGCTGTTTTGCTACGTCCATCCATCCATGCGAGCATCCAGTGAAGTCTGAGATGTAATCCTCCATATTTGTCTCGTCATACATTTCAAAGCTAAATTTGAAACTACGGATCTCGTCATCAGAATAGATGTCAGTACCATCATACATATCTTTGAAAATAACACTTAATAGAGTAGTTTCAGCAAATGTACGCTCGATACTGTCTTTGTCTGTTCCGTATCCGTATTTCTTCCAGATATCATCGAAAGCACGTCCGGCACCTATTTTTACTTTGACAACCAATCCGTATTCGCTCTTTTTGTTTCGTTTCATATACAGGTTAAAAAATTCGATATCTTCCTGTAACGCAAACAATTTCTTATAATACTCCTCCGTTGTCATGCCTGACTTCTTAATAAGCTGTCTCAGTTCGTTAGTTGATAATCTGTTCATTTCGGTTTCTCCTTTTCGTATGCGTTTGTTTTTGTTATCCTAAATATGGAATCGAACGTTCGCATACAAAAAGAGCCAACCCGAAGGTTGACTCTCATTGTTTGTTTACGGACTAGCTGCAGACTAGATCTCAGTTACCAGTTTGATAACAGGACCTCTGTCTGTCTCTCTGTATGAGAATCCGACTACGTTCTGCTTCTCATCACCGAAGTAATAAGTTGCAGTTTTTGTCTCTTCGTCATACTCCTTGCCGCAGTAAACGGTGTGACCTTCCAGAGCCTCTACGATCTTCGGATCTTTTAAGATCTTCATACCGTATTTGTCTGCTCTTACAAAGATCTGGTCTTTGTCGAATACAGTTACAGAAGGAGCACTCTTTGTAGATCCACCAAGGTATACTTTCGCATCCATGGAGTTTACAAGGAAGGTTCCAACTTTTCTGCCGTCCATTGTGAACAGGCGAATTGTTGGCTGTTCCTCATCTGTAAGGTATCCGTCATCGTCGATTGTGTCTTTGGTTACAACAACGAGATCTTTACGACCTGCCTGCTCTACCATGCGGACACTTTCGATCGGAACCGCAAATCCGGAACCAGAGCCACCGAACTCTTTGAGGTATGCATCGTATGCATCTTCAGAATCCTCGTCATCCTCATCAAGATCTTCCTCGTAGCAGAAATCCTCATAGTCCATAACCTTGCCGTTATCTCCGAAGAATGATACGCCTCTTACGGTTGTATCTTCTCCAGTACCGGTTGCCATGATCTGGATGAGATCGCTGGAGCAGATCTCTTTGACATCTGTTACCTTGCCATCCTTATCTTTGATCTCAACTGGTGTGACCACCGTTTCAATAAAGTAAGTACGGTCATCGATAACAACCGCCTTTGTGTTGGCTGGGACTGTGAATCCTGCGTCCTTGAATGTTCCAACGAAGTCCGGATCGGCAGAAAACTGAGCATTGAAGGTATAAACCTCAAGTTCCTCATCTTCTGGCTCTCCAACTCCAAGGATTACCAATCCAGGAACCGCACCAAGTACCTTCTGAGCTTTGATGCTGCCAAGGGATACTGTTGGTCCGTTATCGATCACTAAATCCCCGTCTACGATTGCTGCATCTGCTGTCGGTTTCGGGTTCGGATTGTATTTGAAGTGTGCAAACATTGTGTTAATGCCGCTTAATACAATCTCGTTTGAGTCTGTAGTGCCGTCCTCAAGGATCTTTGCGACCTTGATAGCACCTGACTCCGCATCGTACTCTGTAATGCGATATAAGCTGTCATCGTTGCTCATTGCTACCTCGATACCAACTACCTCACGTCCTGCTTCTGCTGTTGCTTTTACGATTTCCATAAGTTTCATAATGTTTTCCTCCGTTTTTAGGTAAGATTTTATGATTGTAACAACGCATGTTTCATATTCTACACAGACCGTCCACCCAGATGTTCACGCCTCATTAGGTCGCTAGTGACTCGGTGTCCTTTCATTGTCGTCTTCTTTTCCTGTGCTCCATGAATCATTGCATTTGTTTACATTCCTAAATATGGTATGGACGGATGCAAACTAAAACGAAAAAAGATTTACCGTTTGAACAATCATAAAGAACTAAATCTCATGGAATTCTATTATCTGGACAAAAAAAAAGAGACAACCATAATGGTCATCTCTTTGATGTATTTTAAAATTCATATTCTACTGCATCCTGTCTATCCATAAAGAAATGAATACCAGGTGAACACTCATTCCATCGATTATCATCAAAGTCAGATACTTCTGCAATTTCTCCAACGCGGTAAACAAAACGAGAATCAAAATCCGATTCTATTTCTTGTAATCCGCTATCAGATCCGTCTATATTTTCGATAGCTAAGACCAAAGCTTTACTACACCTGCATTTCTTTGTTGTTGCAGATGATCGTTTTGCATCTTCACAAATCTGAAGTTTTACAATATATTCACAGACTGCTTTCTTATAACCAATGAATGAACCAGTTTCCGGACATGCAATCGGATAATCGATTTTTGTATCTTCACTGATTTCTACATAGATTATATTTGCGTTTTTAAGATTTACTCCGAATAGATTCGTATCCCTAAGATTCGCTCCGTACATATCTGCCTCACTAAGATCAGCATTTCTGAGATCCACTCCGTTAAGATTTGCATAACAACAATACGCTCCGTACATATCAGCTTCTCTAAGATCCGCTTCTGTAAGATCCGCTTCTGTAAGATCCGCTTCTCTAAGATCCACATTTCTAAGGTTCGCATTTCTAAGATCCGCATTGCTAAGATTTGCCTCTCTAAAATCCGCATCTCTAAGATTCGCACTGCTAAGCTTTGCTTCGTGCAGATTCGCATTTCTAAGATTCAAGCCACTCAGATTCTTATATGATAAATCTGCTCTCATGGACTCCCATCCATCGATATCCTTATTGAGATAATGCTGATGGTTCTCGATGATCTTGTTTAATTCATTTTGTGTCATATTTTCGTTTCCTCCTTTTTCGTATGCTTATGTTTTGTTATCCTAAATATGGACTGAAATGATTACATACAAAACAAACCGGAAACAAAAAGAGACAACCACGACGGTTATCTCTTTGATATGTTTTTAAAATCCATATTCAACTGCATCCCGTCTATCCATAAAGAAATGGATACCAGAAGCGCATTCTCTCCACCGATCGTTATCAAAATTATATACTTCTGCAATTTCTCCAACGCGATAAATAAAGCAAGGATCAAAATGCGATTCTATTTCTTGTAATCCGCTATCAGATCCGTCCATATTTTCGATTGCTAAGACTAAAGCTTTACTACACCTGCATTTCTTTGCTGTTGCAGATGATCGTTTTGCGTCTTTACAAATCTGAAGCTTTACGATCTTTTCAGAGACTGCTTTTTTATAACCAATGAATGAACCAGTTTCTGGACATACAATCGGATAATCGATTTTTGTGTCTTCACTGATCTTTGCATAGATTATATCTGTATTTTTAAGATTTGCTCCGTACAAATTCGCATATCTAAGATCCGCTCCGTCAATATTTGCCTCACTAAGATCTGCATTACTAAGATCCGCATGTCTCAGATTCGCATATCTAAGGTCTGCATTTCTAAGATCTACCTCTCTAAGATTCGCATTTTTTAAATCTGCTCTGTACAGATTCGCGTTTTTAAGATCCAATCCGCTCAGATTCTTATATGATAAATCGGCTCTCATGGATTTCCATCCGTCAATATCCTTATTGAGATAATGCTGATGGTTCTCGATGATCTTGTTTAATTCATTTTGTGTCATATTTCGTTTCCTCCTTTTTCGTATGCTTTTAATTTATTATCCTAAATATGGGTTTTGCGAATAGCATACAAAATGCCGGAAACAAAAGAGACTAACTTAATAGTCAGTCTCTTCTATTTGTTTACGGATTTCTTTTTTCAGACCTCTCTGTCTGACATGTTCGCAAAGTTCTTCGTACACTCCATTACGTTTTAATTCTTTTGCGAACCGTTCATAAAATCTTTCCATCTTGGTTTATTTTCTTTTATTACTTTTCAACAGTCGCATTAAATGAACCCCTTAAAAGACAAAGTATAAGCCAAATACCAGTGGCAATTGACCACTTAAATGTCAATCCAAAACACATTGTAATCAGCTTAATAACGCCACAAGTTACAATCCAACTTAATCCGAAACTAATAACAAAAATCAATATTATAACGATTGCTGCTGCTAATTTGCTCACTATTAATTTACTTCTTTTACTCATATTTTGTTCCTCCTCGATTAATCATTAATAGATTTACTTTAAATATGTGCTATGTATATACAAGAAATAACAAATGTTCTGTAAATATGTCATAGCTCTCGAAACCTATAAAAAAAAAGACCAAGCATTAAAGCCTGGTCTCTCTGTTTTTTTTAATCTGCTAGAATCTTATCATACGGGATACGATATCGATCCGTGTAATCTTCTGTTTCCGGATCAGAAAATACATACAAGTCGATATCCTTATTATCCGGTTTCAGGTTTGCAACCTCTGCCAGTTCTCCAGACTTAACTTCTGCCAGTGCGAGGTCAATCATATCACCGTCTTTTTCGTACATGAGTCCGATCTGCTTTGTTCCGTAATCAGATTCGCCGTTTGCCAGAACAAGGTTTCCTCCATTTGCTGGTACTCTCACGACAACGCTTAAATCGTTACCAAAGAACAGCTCCGGAGCCTGTAATGTATCCTCTTCGTCTTCATTACAAGCGGTAAAAGCACATGCGTCGTCCAGTCTTTCCATAGCCTCATCCAGGTCCGTCAATTCGTATGCCTGAATCTCATCGAGTACATCGAAAAGGACATCCTCTGATGTTTCCGCAAGTTCGCTTTCGAGCTTTTCGCATACCTGTCTGGTCAATTCCGCCAGATTCATAGCCAGTTTTAAATGTTCTCTTATCGTTTCTTTTGTCATAAAGTTTCCTCCTTTTTCATATGCTTTTAATTTGTTATCCTAAATATGGACTGAAGCAATTACATACAAAACAAACCGGAAACTAAAAGAGACAACCATAACGGTCATCTCTTTAATTTACTTTTAATATTCAACTGCATTTTGTCTATCCATAAAGAAATGAATACCTGGTGCACATTCGTTCCATCGATTATCATCAAAATTATATACTTCTGCAATTTCTCCAACGCGATAAATAAAGCAAGGATCAAAATGCGATTCTATTTCTTGTAATCCGCTATCAGATCCGTCCATATTTTCAATTGCTAAGACTAAAGCTTTACTACACCTGCATTTCTTTGTTGTTGCAGATGATCGTTTTGCATCTTCACAGATCTGAAGCTTTACGATATATCCGTAGATTGCTTTCTTATAACCAATAAATGAGCCAGTTTCCGGGCATGTAATCGGGTAATCGATTTTTGCATTTTCACTGAGATCGGTTCCGGACAGGTATGCATTTCTAAGATTTGCCTCTCTAAGATCCGCCTTTCTGAGATCTGCTCTTAATAGATTCGCTTCTCTAAGATCCGCGCCTCTAAGATCCACTCCGTACAGATTTGTATCACCACAAACCGCACTGTACAAATCCGCATCTCTAAGGTACGCATTGCTAAGATCTACTCTGCACAAATTTGTATGCAAACAAAATGCTCTGTACAAATTTGCTTCGCTAAGATCTGCATCTCTAAGATCCGCTCTACTAAGATCCGCCTTTCTAAGATCCGCCTTTCTAAGA